GGATCACGGCGTCGAGTGTCGGGGCGATCCTTGGGAATGCGCCTTATGCAACTCGCGCCGATGTGATGCGCCGAATGGTGCGGGAATGGCATGGCGCTGAAAGTGAGTTTACAGGCAACATCGCGACTGAATACGGCACGAATAACGAGGCCGGGGCCGTTGTTGAGTACACAATGGAAACTGCGAACAAGGTAGAGGCCGTTGGATTTATCACGGCAGAAGATTGGGCCGGGTGCAGCCCGGACGGGTTTATTGACGGTGAAAACGGGGGGCTTGAGGTTAAATGCCCGTTCGGTCTGCGCAAAGATGAAAACCCGCAATTCAAGACGCTGAAAGAGCAACCGCATTACTATGATCAAGTGCAATTTTCGCTATGGGTGGCGGGCCGCAAGTTTTGGCATTTCTTCCAGTGGTCGCCAGTTGCGACAAAGCTGGAATGCGTTTTACCGGATCAAGATTGGCGCGATGAATGCCTGCCGAAACTGCGGCAATTCTATGCGGAATATCTGGCCGAGCGCGCAACGCCAGAGGATCATCTTGCGCCGAAGCGGCATGAGATTGACACGCCAGAAGCGCATCGGATCATGGCCGAATATGACCAGATTTGCGAGGCTATTGAAAACGCCACGGCGCGCAAGGCTGAATTGATTGCGGATATGGTTCGGATTGCTGGCGATAAAAACGCGGTATTCGCGGGGCGCAATTTGACGAAAACAGAACGCGCCGGGTCGATCAGCTATGCAAAAGCAATCAAGGAACTATTGCCTGATGCCGATCTGGAGAAATGGCGCGGGAAACCGTCAAGCTATTGGGGGGTGAAATGATGGGAAAGAGTATTGCGGAATTGAATTGCGACATTGAAGAGCGCGCCGCGATTATTGAGGAAGCAACGAAATGCAGCCGTGCGGATGCTGAAAACATGGCTGCAAGATTGCACGGTTTCAAGAGTTGGCAGGATTGGGTAAAAGCGCGGGGCGCAAAATGATCCTTCGCCCATACCAGCAATCTGCCGTTGATGCGGCATGGTCATTCATGCGGGGGAGCGTTTCGCCGTTCTGCATCGAGGCGGCAACGGGGGCGGGCAAGTCTTTGATGATTGCGGAGTTGGCGCGCCTAATCCATGCCAGCACAGGCAAGCGGGTGCTTTGCTTGGCCCCGTCCGCTGAATTGGTAGTGCAGAACCGCGAAAAATACCTTGCGACAGGCAACCCCGCGTCGATGTTTTCGGCCAGCGCCGGGGGCAAGGAATTGCGTCATCCTGTTGTTTTTGGATCGCCTCTAACCGTGAAAAACCGCATAAGCCGATTTGGCGCTGAATATGGGCTTGTGATTGTTGACGAATGTCACGGTCTAAAGCCTACGCTGATCGGGATAATCAACACCATGAAAGATGCAAACCCTAACTTGCGGGTTTGCGGGATGACCGCAACGCCGTATCGTTTGGGGTCGGGCTATATCTTTCGGATGCACCCTGACGGATCAATAAACGGCGATGACGTGGCCCGCGATCCGTATTTTGTGAAATGCGTCTACAAGGTGCAGGCGCGGGAATTGATCGGCCTTGGCTACCTTACGCCGCCTGTGATCGGTGAAACGGGCGCGACAGGCTATGACACGGGCGGTCTAGTTGCGAATGCTATGGGCAAGTTTGACGCCGGGGCAGTGGACCAAGCTTACCATGGGCATGGGCGCAAGACTGCGGCAATCGTCGCGGATGTTGTGGCGCAATCAAAGGACCGCCGAGGCGTGATGTTCTTTGCCGCAACCGTGCAACACGCCAACGAGGTGATTGCCAGCTTGCCGCCTGAATTATCCGCCATTGTGACGGGTGAAACCCCAAAGGCCGAGCGCGACAGAATTTTAAAGGCGTTCAAGGCGCGGCGGATTAAATATCTGGTGAATGTGTCGGTGCTCACAACAGGATTTGATGCCCCGCATGTGGACGTGATCGCGCTGCTACGCAAAACGGAAAGCGTTGGGCTATTGCAGCAGATCATCGGGCGCGGTCTGCGGATTGATGACGGCAAGGCCAATTGCCTGATATTGGATTACACGACAAACCTAGATGACCATTGCCCTGATGGGGATCTGTTTGCGCCAGTTGTTCGGGCTGGCAAGGCGGCATGCGTAGAGGGTGGGCTTGAGTGTGTTTGCCCGGAATGCGGCAATGAAAACACGTTTAGCGCAAAGGTTGATTTGCTGGAATACAAGAAAGACGCGGCGGGGTATTGCCTAGATCTATACGGGTTGCAGGTCCAGACGGAATATGGGCCTTTGTCCGGGCATTGGGGGCGGCGGTGCATGGGCATGGTGCAGGCTGGACCGCGTGGCGAATATGAGCGTTGCGGGTATCGCTGGACTAGCAAGGAATGCCCGCATTGTGAGGCGGCGAATGACATTGCGGCGCGGTATTGCTGCGAATGCAAAGGCGAGATTATTGACCCGAACGAAAAGCTAGTTCTTGACTTCAAGGCGCTGAAAAAAGACCCGACAAAGATGCAAACGGATGAAGTGCTAGGCATGGAATGCAAGCCTGGAGTGTCGCGGGCGGGAAATCCGACAATGCGGGTTGAGTTTAGAACGCCTTATCGGCAGTTTGTCATTTGGCTCCAGCCAGAGGCAAAGCACACCCGGGGGCAAGCGCAGTGGCAGGCTTTCTGCGATGCAACAGACAACGGCAACGATAGCCCGGAAACAATCACATATCGCAAGAATGCCGAAACTGGCTTCTTTGATGTTCTAGGATACAATCGCCCCGCAGACGTGGAGCCTAAAAAGGAGTGGTTTGCCGATGCGGCTGAGTGATCTACCAAGCGGAATACTGGTTTTCGGTGATGTAGACTTTCGCGGCAAATGCCCGACCGAGGCGGTTGAGCAAGTTTCATTCTTCAACCGATTGCGCCGGGAATATCCTGATACGCTTGGCGCGATAGCCATTCACCCGCGCAATGAAGGGCTAAAGACGCGCGGGCAATTTTCCAGCGTTGCCAAACATGCCGCCGAAGGAATGACGCCGGGGGCGGCGGATATTATCATTCCGGGGCGGGTGTCGTTTGTTTGTGAAATGAAACGGCAAGACAGGACGCAAAGCGCTTGGCAGGAAGGCCAGGCTGAATACTTGGCGGCGGTACATGCTGCTGGCGGGTTTGCCTGCGTGGCGCTTGGCTGTGTGGCCGCTTGGGATGCTTTGGAATACTGGCGGCGGTTCAGTGCCGTATAGTTCATCGCCCCACGTCCAGAAGCCAAGCGAACAGCTTGACGATCTGCTATTTGGGCGGGTGTCTTGGGATGAAAGCCCATCAGCGATTAGATCGTGGGCAAGGCTTGCGGTTTATCAGGCGGCAAAACAGATCATTGCCGCGCCAGACAAAGGAACGCGCCGAAATATGCTGGGGCGCGTTCCTGTTCATATGCGAAAGATGGTAGAGGATGAAGTCAAAAGACTTTGGCGCTAGGCCGGGTGATTTACGGGGTCGGTCATTTTTTCACCTTGTCAGATTGAAGTAAGCCCGCCAATTAAGGCGGGCTTTTTTGTTACTTGAACATATCCGCGCCAGCTAGTTCGGATTCCTTGATGAACTTAGCTGCCTGCTTTGCATATTCAGGCTTTAACTCTGTCCCAATGAACTTTCGGAACATCTTAACGGCCACATGACCTGTTGAGCCAATGCCGCTAAAGGGGTCAAACACCACATCTCCCGGAGTACTGTAGAGCGTCAAGCAACGCTCAATATATGGCAACGGCATTGGGCAAAGGTGACGCTCGTCCTTATCGCCACCCTTAAACCGCGCGTTTAGAACTTCGCTTCCTTGGTTATCCATCCAGACAGGCGATGCCCATTCCTGCCATTGGTCAAGATTGAACTTTGCAGCTTCTGCCAAATGCAAAAGCAATGCCTGATTGATTCCAGAAATCAACCCTTCCTTCAAAAGCCGCGCGGCTTGCTCTTTTGCAAGCGTTTTGGCGTCCTCTTGGAACCGTGCATCGCCCCATTTGTTTACTGCATTCTTGACAGGCTCTCCAACCTTGATGCCTTTGGCTTCCTTGCGCATGACCGCAATGTACTCAGGCATTCCGGGGGCGCAAGCGCGGCTATTTTCCCCGATGTTCTTGTAAAGCAACCGCTCAGGGTTTGACTTCGACCGCTCAAGCACTGGGTCAGTCCAGATCGTCGTTCTTGCGCGAAGCTGAAACCCGGCGGCGCGATAGCTTGCAATAGCCATATCTGAAAAAGGATAAAGCCCGCTTTCGCCTGTTTCGCTGCTGCCCTGATAAAATACAGTGTCCTTCAGGTGATCGCAGATCACTGTTCCGGGTTTCATTACCCGGAACAATTCACGCGCGAAAAACCCGTGATGTTGAAGGAACTCTTCATGCGATGTTGCGTTGCCCATATCCCGCTCACTGTCGCTGTAGATGTACAGTGACGAAAACGGCGATGAAAACACGCTGCAATCAATCGAGTTGTCTGGCATTTGCGCCATTGCCTCGATGCAGTCAGCGTTAAACAGTTTCCACCCGTTACCTTCGTAGCTTTTAGTCATGGTCATTCTCCCTTGATCCACTCTGGAAATTTCAGCTTTTCACGTTGTCCATATTTCACGCGCAAGTCTGAATCCGATTGCGCGCGTTTCATTGCCTTTGCCATCTCGCGTTTCATTGTGTCGTGATCTTGGCTTTTCCTGTTTACGATGTTCAGGACGCTCATTTCCGTATCTGAAATCACAATGTCATTGCGGACGCGCTCGGATTGCCCGAAACGATGCGACCGCCTGACGGCTTGATAGTGTTGTTCGTATGAAAAGCTGATGCTGGCAAAGACAGCATGTGCGCAATGTTGCCAGTTTACGCCAAAACCTGCAAGCTTTGGTTTTGTCACAATCGCCCTAAATTCACCTGCCGAAAAACCCAGAAGCCGCTTTTCCTTTTCTTCTGGTGATTGATCGCCGCGCACTTCCATAGCGCCGGGGATCAGCTTGGCAAGCAATGCGCTTTCCTCGTTTGTTTCGCACCAGACAGTCACGGGCTTGTCATGCGTTGCCAGTTCCGCCGCCAATTCGCAACGGTCATTAAGCGTCAATCTCTTTTCGGCATGAAATGACGTTGCAGTCATTTCCGGCATTCGGAACATATCGCCTTCAGGAATGTTCACCATTCTATCGGCCTGCACTGTGTGAACTTTGCGGATGATCTCAGGCAGGATGTAGCCTGTATCATCTCCTCCAAGATCGCTTGGCATTGTCGCGCAACGGCTCCAGCTTGCAACCCAAGACCAAAAATCAGCGGCGGCGTGACCTTTCAAGCGGTAAGCGCCCATCTTCTTTTGGTCTGCTATAAACCAGCGAGATAGCATTTCAGGCCCTGGCATAATGTCCAGAAAGTCGGAGTGTTGCCCGATCTCCATATGATCGTTTGGCGCTGGCGTTGCAGTTGCAGCAAGCTTGTATGGAGTGTTTCGGAACGCCTCGCAAAGCGCAGTTGTCGTTTTGCCGCCGAAAGACTTTAGAATGCTGCTTTCGTCAAGGATGATCGCGCCGAATGTGTCCGGGTCCAGTTTTGGCAACCGTTCATAGTTTGCAACCATGACGCCCGCGCCGACTTCGGATTGTTCCCTGATCTGCCGCGCGTCGACGTTGAATTTTCGGCCTTCGCGGATCATCTGACCAGCGACCGCCAGCGGCGTCAGGATCAAGGAAGGCTTGCCCGTTTCATCGGCACATTGCCGCGCGAACTCCAATTCTATGAACGACTTTCCGAGGCCAGTATCCAGAAATGCGGCGCTGCGCCCAGAGTTCAAGGCGAAGTCCAGCGTTTTCTTTTGGTGCAGCTTTGCCGCCGGGTTGATTACGGATGGCGCAAACCCTTTGAGTTTTGCGTCAACCTTTCGGCTGTTTATGAAGTCCCTGTATTCTTGCAGGCTCATGTGTTTATCCTCTTGAAAATCAGGCGCAGAACGTAAGTGCGGGTGAATGATAGGCCGAAAAACATGGCGGTGATTGCCGCGCTTTCGGCTGGCGAGTAGCCAAGCACGAAGAACGTAGCCGCCCACGATACGCATAGGCCGATCACGGCGTTTGCAAGGGCTTCTAACGCGCTCACTGCACCACCTCCGATCCGTCAAAATGGCAATGGAAACAGATCCAATCGACGCGCCCCGGATGCGGGTAGACTTTGAGGCAACGTTCATTCGGCTTGCTGCGCTCGTGGCTGCAATGCGGGCAGGTTGTTTTTGTGCCTGCCGTGGGCGGCGTGATGCCTGCGAACATGAGGGCCTGCGCTTGTTGCGGTGTCATTCCTCCCCCCACGCGGAAGGCGGGACAGCGCCTGCGGTTGCCTTGTCGATAGCCAGAGCCGTCCGAAGGGAAGGCTTTGTCTTTTGTTTCATGAAGGAACTGATCGCCCCTTGTGTTAGCCCGATGCGGGCCGCGAACTCGCCTTGTGTCAGGCGGTGTTCAAAAAGGTATGTTCTGAGTTTTTCCATATGATGACTATACACGCGGCCCCGGTAGCGTCAATCATAAAA